CCCATATTTTGTCATTATTGGTGTGGAATATATGGGCACCATATACATGAACGTCAATCCCGCTTCTTTTCTCACTATATACATTACCACCAGTGTGCTGCCTTTTATCTATGACAAGACACTTATGCCCCGCATCTGTCATTTCTCTAGCGAATGTTACGCCAAATAAACCTGAACCCACAATCAGGTAGTCGTACTCTTTCATTACTGAACTCCTTTTTGATTAAAATAGTAACCACTAAAGCTTGCGCTTCTTATAATTTGAGAAGCAGACTTCTTTAGACCGATTTTTCTTAGCCTCGCCGCTGTGAGCACAAGGGCCCAATCCCTAAATTTTCCCGGGCTGCTTAACCATGATGGATAAAATTTGATCAAGGCGTCTTCAATCCTTGACATATCTTGGCAGCTCTGTAGCTCTTCCTCGAAGCTACAGAGCTTCTTTACACTTAAGAATGTATCCTCTATATCTCCAGTTAATGGAGGCATTGGACCGTGGTTCTTGTGCATTAGACGACTGGTTTTTATACTGTCGCTCTTCAAAATATCTTCCACCATTCCAAAATGCTTTTCATAGATGTGTAAAGAATTACTTGTATGTGTATACGTACCAACGTCTGCGCCGACTTCGTTTGCAATCATCTCTTGAAAAATAGTGAATGCAGGAATGTCGTATGCAATACCAAACACAAGATCAGAGCTTCTCATATTAACAACCTGGTGTAACTTATTATCCCTAATAAAGAATTGTAGTGCCAGCGTACATGGAACATCTAGCTTTGCGTCGATAGAATCGTCTGGTACCCTTAGGTGCATAACGGCCCTTCTAGAATCTGGATCACGCTTTAGTTCGTTAACGACATATTCTATTTGTGAATATCTTCCTTGCGCAATCTTGTCATGACGCTTAAAAAGACGCGCTCCATAAGCTGAATTTGCAGTAGATCCATCGTCACTAATGTTATTCCAAAATCCTGAGTACTTCGATATCCACTCAGTGCTGTTATTACCTGACAGATACCACACGAGCTCTGCCACCATGTAACTCATACTAAACTTTCTTTTTGAGACATACGGTATTCTGTCTCTAATGTTGTTTATGGTAAACGAAGCGCCGATAATCTCTTTGATGTTTTGACCTCGCGGAGAAGAGTCATATTGAGGGTTATCCATTACCTGTTTAAGTAAGCCTAGATAACACTCTGTAAAGTTTTCGTATGTTCCAAGATGCATTTTCTTACCTCAATTATCAATAAATTTATAGATTAATCATATACGAAGAAGCTTAACTTTACTCATGGAAGTTTGGTACCCGAAATCATTCTTCTTCACTTCTGCGCAGCAAAGACTGTAAAGTGGAAGGTCTGTTTGTCCATCCCAGCCCCAGCAAAACATTCTAAAGTTTTTACCATCCAAGCCAGCTGCTGTGACTAAAAGATATGGCTTCTTATTCTTCGTCAACTTTGCCTTAACATCTGATACTAGAAACCAATATACATCGTGTCCATGGGCATCAATCTCATCTATACAACGTACATCCTTTTGAGCTAATCTATCCTGCACTTTTTCGCTAACAAGCGTTGAAGCGTTAAACGACCCGAAATGCTTCATGCTATTTTCGACCATCTCTCTTCTGGACCAATTTCCTACATCCTCTGTCTCCAGAAGGGCTTCCCTAAAGTTATTACGCCCTCGTTCAGGGTCTTTCTTTGTCCACTTTTTGATATCATTTTGTTTTCCAATAACAACTTCGTGCATCTGCTTATAACTTGTAAATGTCTTTCCTTCACCGATCATATTCATAGATCTAAATGCTCTAATGTTTATTAAGGCTTCTAGTGCACGCTTATTAAATTTAGAGTGACGCCACTTGCCCTCATCTGTCCATAGCAAATCGTCTACAGCTCTATACGGCCTGTTTGCAACTAGCTCATCGATAGCAGACTCACCGATGCCCTTACAAGATAACAGCGATGGCATAAATTTCTTACCATCAAGAATAGTCCAGTTTTTTGTTGCGTAATTGATATCAATGGGAACAACACTGTATCCGAGAGCCTTAACTTCAGCAAACGCCTTGGCACGCTTTTTATCATTACCAGACATCGCTTCTAGATAAGCGCACAACCACTCTTCCTCGAAGTAAGTTAAAAGCCATGCACAGTAGTATGAGTCAATCGCATAACATACAGCATGTGACTTGTTAAACCCATAGCCGGCGAAGAACAGAATCTTTTCATATAGACCGTCTGCTAGTTGGCGGTCTACTCCATTGTTAACAGCGCCGGCGACGAATTGGTCCTTGATACCTCTAGCCTTAGCAAGAGACTCAGCTGCTTCGGACGCCTTACGCTTCATAATACTGCGACGCACTGTGTCTGTTTCCTCCTCTGGGAAACCAGCCACCACAGAACACAGCTTCATGATTTGCTCCTGGAATACAATCAGACCGTAAGTTTCTTCTAGCACTTCCTTGATTAGCGGGTGACCATAATCAATATCATCCGGATTATTTTTGGCGTTGATATAAAGCTTGTCAACCTTTGCGGTCAAAGGACCAGGTCGATAGATAGAAGTCAGTGTTGCAATATCGATGATACTTTTAGGTTTGGCCTTCTTAAATAGGTTTTGGGCACCCCTACCTGCTAACTGAAAGATTCCAGCCCAACGACCCTTAGCGTACACATGTTCATATACATGCTGATCATCCATATCAAGAACCTTAGGATCCATGTTTTTGTTGAACCATTCATACACCTGCTCAAATGTTGGGTTCTCTATTCCTTCTTTACGTTGTAATACTAGCTCAATAGTGCGCTGAATAACACGAAGCGTCTCTAGACCAAGTAGATCAAACTTAATCCATCCAAAGGTTTCGAGATGTTTATAATTCATCCCTTCTGCCCATGGCGTTTGTAGCTCACCGCGGGCTTTAATAAGAGGCATTCTTTCAGCTATGTTTTCAGCGACAATGCAGCCACCCGCATGGCGACCAAGAGCCTTGTTTTGTTTAAACAAGACCTGAATTGGGGCAGCAACCTCTGGATGCGCCTCGATAAACTCCCTGAACGTTTTTGAATGAGCAATTGCATCTTCGTATAATAGAACGAATAGGTTTTTATCAGTACCCTGCTTAAAGACAGCTCGCTTTACATCATCCTCAACCGGGGCTAACGCCTTATTTACTTCGCTAAATGGAATGCCATAAAAGCGAGAGATGTCTTTAACGAGAGACTTAAGCTTGAATGTGTTATAATTGGAAATTGGAACAATGTTTTCATCACCCCACTTGTCTTTCATCATATTGATAAGCAAGTCTCGATCACCTACATCTGTATCGATATCTGGAGCACCTTCACGAGAAGGATTTAAAAACCTACCAAACATAAGGTCATACTCGAACGGATCAACATCTGTTAGCTTAAGAACGTAGGCGACAAGACTTCCTGCAGCGGAACCGCGACCAGGACCTACAAGCATCGCTTGCTTAGCGATTTTAATGATCGCCTCCATAGTCAAGAAGTATCTAGAGAAATTCTTGTCCTTGATAATCTTTAACTCGTGTTTGATTCTTTCGACGTATTTCGGGTCACCCGCTAAACCTCTTTCTACAAGACCTTTCTTACACGCCTCAAGCAGAGCCTTATCATCAGTCATACCTTCAGGCACGACGTACGATGGAAGCTTCATCGTTCTGTCAGGTGTGATTGTAGATATTTTGCTATGAACAATGTCGTGAGGGCGCTCGATGGCGTCCTTGATAACCTGATCATCATAAAAATCCATGCCCGAAGCTGATTCTAGAAAAGTGTCCCACACTTGACCGCTGTTTTTAGGATATAGCTCACACTTGAGGTCTTCCCTTGATTGCGGGAGCTTGGAAGGATCAAACTCCTTATAATTTAACCAACCTAGCTTCTTGTAGAGCTCACGCTCTCTCCAGTGCTCAGGACGAGCATAATGAGAATCCGTCGTGACAACTAATTTATCGTTTAGACCATTGCTATTTGCAAACTCAACAATTGCACGATTTACGAGATGCTGAGCCGGTAGTTTATTAAATTGTAACTCTAAGTGAACATCATCAATACCAACAGCGTCTACAAGACCTTGATATGCATTTCCGACACCTGTCATAACCTTAGAGCGAAACGAATCATCATCCATCAAATTGTGCTTTAGATCATCAAACTCTACTTGCTGCGCATGTTTAAACACCTCGTACGCTATAGGACCGCCAATACAAGCTGTAGATACCATCAAGTGGCCTCCTTCAGCTGCTTCTTTTAGCATCTTATAATCAATACGAGGAAAGCGATAGAAGCCCTCTCTGTAGCCTCTACTCACAAGATGAAATAACCGCTGTAGACCTTCAGAGGTCTTTGGTAAAACGACTAAATGATGTCGTCGCTTGATTGGGTCATAAAACTTGCCAGACTTCGTTTCTTCCTCATTCTCGACCGTAAGGCCTGCTTCAGATTTTCCGATATCCACAATCTCATCATCGCCATCAACAATAGCTGTTAAAGGCGTCGTGATGGCTTCTCTTTGCGCTCGCAGGATGTGTAGCGATTCCTTATCACCCTTCTTTGCAGCTTGACGTATCTCCATGTCGAGGTTCCATGCCTCTAGATCAGGGTGTACGTACATTTCGCAGCCTGGTACAAACTTAAATTTACCTCCGCGCTTGTGTATCTTTTCAGCGTGCAAAAATGCGTGACCGAATGAGTTCATGTGACCGTGGTTAGTAAGACACCAGCCGTCCATACCATTCTCTATGACATAATCGATGTGTTCTTGAGGGTATCCTAAACCATCGAAGGTACTAAACCCGTCATGAGAGTGAAGTGATATAAACTTGTTTGGTGCGACTAAATTTGTCTTACGCATTATGTTTCTCCTGATTGCACTGACCTCTTATTATAATCTTGAACTAAGAGATTTTCACAAGTTCTACATATATAATATGTCTGAATCTGGCCTACAATACAGCACTTCTCCGTAGGCCAAGACCGTAATATCATATTTATCGACTTCAAGAATAAGCGCTGAAGACTTTTGGTCTAGAAGATATCCAGACCCATCATCACTAAATGCTTTTGTAGGTGAGCGAAAGGTAATAAGAGAGCCTGGATTGCTACTTCTGTAGACCTTTTTCTTCATTATCTTTCTCCAATTGCTCAATTATAGACACTAATTCTTCAATTTTCACAATGATACCTTTGTTGGAGAAAAATAGTTGAGCGATGTTTGCTCGTATAGATGGTACGCCTATGCTTTCGCCCCATAGCCACTCTAGACTTTTCTCTATTGTACTTATCTCTGACTTTACATCACTAACCCTATTTTGAAGAATAGGTATTGAGGCGGCGTCAGTTGTATTAGACGGAATCCCTAGCTCTAGAGCTAAGCCTAGCAGCTTAGAAAACTCGCCTTCAGACATCGCGTCACTTGACTCAAGGAATATCTTCTTTAATCGTGACCGATTAAAATCGTCAGAAGATCGATCAGGATGTGCAATAAGAGCTATTTTTCTATACAGCTTCTTAGCCCACTCAGGAGCAGCTATCTTTTCCTGCGTCGGTTGCTCAGGATGAGCATCATCCTTGGAGCCAACTCTCTCCCATCCGGCTTCAGTCTTTTTCCACTCCTGATTTTTTGAATTAGGATCTAGACTGACGGTGTCGGTAGTATCGTCAGAGAAGGTATCTTTATTGTTGACTTGATCATTAATTAAACTATGATCCTGAAGTCTAGACTCTACAGCAGACATGTCTCTAACATATTCTTTAGAATATTCGTCAAACAAAAGAGATGCATCTGTTTTATACGTCTGGAGCATTCGAAGCTCAGACTCTAGTAGCGTGATTTTTCTTTTTACTATTCTTGGCGGTAAACTCATATATCTAAGTATGAGACAATTTACCCATCCAAACGATTACAGATCTTATTATGCTTGTCTTTATACGACTTGAAGAATTCATCACTATCTACGCCTACCAGCACAAGTATTGCAGTAAAATATTTATAAGCATCAATCATTTCTTCAAGAAATTCAGCTCTATCAAAATCGCCAGATCCGGTTCTATGATCTTTCCAGTTTTTAAGATGTAATAAAGCTTCGAATAGCTCTTCCATACCACGGAAGGCAAACTCTCTAATTGCTTTTTGGTTCTTCTTATCTGTTAAGTCAACAGGCCATGGTGGATAAGCATCGGGAATATGCTTATTGATTTTTACCATGAAGTCTTCACGAAGAGAAAATATTTCTTCTAAGCGATCATTAGACATTATTCAGACTCGTTTTTCTCATTAGAGTCTTTAGACATTTGGTCCGCTTCTTCTAGCAAGCGACTTAGGTTTGCTTGAAATGTTTCAAGATATTCCGGCGATACTTCTATCTTTTCTTCGACGGTAACAAATCGTGCTGAACGCAGGTTGTCTACGACGTCTGTCCCGGTAAGTATTGCTATTTGAAGCAATTGAGCTATGTGAGAAATTGTATTGTCTGTAAGCTGTAGATTATTCATTTTGGCTCCTTATTCTTAGATTATTATAATAAACAATCCTAAGTGTTTATGCCAAAATTAACTAACCATAAACTTTGCTGCCCACGCCCAAAAAGCCATGCCAAATTGGACAACCGCAAAAACGGTGATTGCTTTTGTCTTAAATTCCTTTAGTTGCTCAATTTCTTGCATCGCTTCTTTAAGCTGTGACGGGGATGCAACATCGTCTACCTTGTCTTTCCACACCTTAAGCTCTTCAACCCGGTCTTCTCTTACTTGCATCTTAGCTAGTTCTTGCTTAACATCCTGTAGCTCAACCCTTAGCGAATCGATTCCACTAGCAAGCGTTTCAAGCTCTTTCAACACTAGTCTAGAGTATTCTGCCCAACCATTCTCAGACATCTACATTCTCCTTGCCACAATCATAATCAGGGTCAATAAGGATAAGCAAAGAATTAATTTTCTTTATGATGTTTTTCTTATTTGATGATGGATCGCTTGCCAGCTCTTTAAGTGATCTTAACTCGCCTACAACAGCATCTTTAATCGCAAATGCCTGCTTCCATTGTGTCTGGTTGTTACAAAGCTTTTCCCTAAGCTTACGTAATTTGCCTATTGATTCCTTAGCACAATTATCCATAATAAAAACTCCAATATAAAGAACGTTCACATGGTTAAGTATACGAAGATCAGGTGTCTATTCTATAGAATTTAGCGATTTTTGATAAGCGCCAACAGACTCCGGCCATAGTCCACTTGCTATCTCAAGACAGGCATTTGCAACTTGTTGGATTTCCCATTGGGCACCGTCATGAGTCCTTAAACTCACAAACTTAAGTAAGTTAGACAGGTTAACTGTACCGTAATATTCGGTATATAAGCTTTGCGGTAAAACACCTCGAGCTTGCTCTCTGCAAACCCCTACTTCCATCAACCGGCTGAATAGGGTTAGACATGATTCGTGGTGCTTTTTAATACAAGAAGATGCAGTTATACCAAAGCCTGAATCACTTAGGTCTGGATAGACAACAGGATTAATAGAATCTATATTAGAGGCCTGTCTATTGGATTTATGCTGGGTTCTAAATTTTTCTGGCTCGTAAAATGACATGTCGAACTCTGTATATCTACGACTTATCTCGTTATAGCTCCATGTTCTATGACGATGGTGCTGACTTCTTATAAAAAGCGGAACCTTAAATCTAAAAGTTATAACGTTGTGTTCAAAAGTGCTCGTATGCTTATGTTTAACAAGATACTTGATGAGCTTCTTATCTTTTTCGTCAAGTGTATCCTTATGTTTACCAAATGATACTCTTGCGCTATTTACGATCGTCAAATCATCGCCCATGTGGTCGACATATTCTACGAAACCAATACCATCATTATACAGATCAATCTTTTTTTTCATAAACCTATTATAGAATGCCGGCGAGTTTGTTCATTCTTTTAATAAACCGCTCTTGTAGAAGATCATGCTCTCCATAGAACTTTTTGTCTAGATAGCCATGTACCGCTTTTTTGACTGTGTTCCTAGTTAGTGTTCCAACAGCCTCGTTACTCTTCTTTAATATCGCGGCAGCCATGTCAGGAGCCATATCTTCAAGGCTTTGAAAGTTTTTCTTCGCAAACTTCTTACCCTTTACAAGCGTTTCTTCATGCTCGGAGCGCCATGCAGCGATTTCATCAGAAACAGCGGATGATAACTCATCTCCAGATCCGTCGATAGCTCCAAAGACTGCGTCTTTTAAAGATAGATACCTTTCTTCCTTATCAATTTCTTCACCAGCTTCTCCTTCTAGAGAATCTTTCCAGCTATCGAGCGCGGTCTCTATAGCACCTTTAATTGGACCGGAAGAATCCATCTCTGCTTCTAGCTCATCTGAAGGGTCTGCTGCTTCTTCATCAGCTTCTTCACCTTCACCACTTGCTATTTCTGCTGCTTCTTCCTCGGACGCTTCCAGCGCGGCCAGAAATTCGTCAACATCTATTTCTCCATCCTCTAGCGTTCCTTTAAGCTCGTCAGGATCATCTAGCGTTGCAGAAAGTTTTTCTGGATCAATACCTGCAACATCTGCTGGTTCTTCAAGCGCTTCTAAAGCTGCTTCTTCATCTTCCTCTGATGCTTCTTCAAAGGCTGTAGCGACTTCATCTGCTACTCCTGTAATGTCTTCCATTTCATCTTCAGAAAGAGCAGATCCTTCGGCGCCCTCTAGATCAGATACTTCTTCTTCAGCTTCCCCGATTCTATCCAAAAACGCATCGATATCAAAGTCTTCTTCTTCATCCATGGCATCCTGAATTGCATCAGGGTCGTCTAAAATATCGGCTAGTTTTTCAGCTTCTATTCCGATTTCTTCTGCCGGGGCTTCCAAAGCTTCTATTGCAGCTTCTTCATCTTCCTCTGATGCTTCTTCAAAGGCTGCAGCTAACTCGTCGGTTGCGGCTTCAACTTCTTTTGATTCTTCTTCGCTTCCCTCTGTTTCCTCAACGACCTCTTCTTCTGCGGCCTCTAGATCTGCTATAAATTTATCTAGCTCAAGATCCTCTTCCTCAACAGCATCCTCTAATTCCTCGGGGGTGTCAAGCAAATCTGCCAACTTTTCAGGTTCAATACCAAGTTGCTCAGCTGGCTCTTCTAACGCTGACTCAACAGCCTCAGGATTTTCTTCCTCGAATTCCTCGTATTTGTCTAATAACTCTTTCGCGGCATCTGCTAACTCTTCACCGCCGGCCTCTTCGTCACCCTCATCCTGGACTTCATCAACAATTTCAGGAAAGAGATCGATAAGCTTCTGCATTTGGTCTGGCGAAAAGTTTTTCGGATTACCAAGAGGACTTTTTGGATCGTCTATCTTATTCTTTTTACCCCAGTCATCGCCAACAGCTTTTACGTCAGCTGGGTCTACAGGATCATCAACTTGTGGTGGCGTTGCGTCCTCTACACCCTTCTTAAGATCACCTAGTCGACCTTTCGCATTAACACGCTTTTTCTGTCTATCAGAAAGCTGGTCTTCCCAATCGTCTATAGCTGTTGTTATTGCCTTCTCGACAGCTTCTTCATCTTCTTCTGGGTCTGGGGCATCAGCGATTGCTTTGTCAACGATGTCTTCGACCTCGCCCGGGTCATCCTCAGGGTCGTCTTCCTGTAACTCTTTAGGTAAGGACTTAAGAACGTCAGCAACCTTTTCAGGGTCAGCGTCACCATCTTCTAATACGTCATAAAGTTCTTCTTTATCGCCTTCATCAGCGTACTTAAGACCAAGTGCTAAATCAGCACCGTCTATATCACCGCCCATTTGCTTAGCCGGCTCTTTAAGATCTTCCTCAGCCTGCTCTTCATCCGCCTCAAACTCCATAGCAACTTCAGCAGCTGCTTTGTCTAGTACGGGCTCTATTTTTTCTTTTGCTGCATCATCAAATGATTGCTCTATTAATAAAGGACGCTGACCTAAGCCAGCTAGTTCGTTTAATCTTGTAAGGTGATAATCTACCCCAGCATTTCCAGACATTATGTCAAGCGCTTTGTGAACAAACTTATTTACGTAGCTTGTTGTCATTACAAATCGATTTTCGTTAGACTTCTTTAGAATATTTGTTGCAAGGTCCGGTACTAGGTCTTCAAGCGCTGCAAAGTTTGCTGTCGTAAATTTTTCACTAGCGACTAGCGACTCTTCATTCTCTGTGCGCCAATCCGCAATAGCTTGCTTAATTGCGCCAGACAGTTTATCTTCTACACCGTCAACAGCACTAACCATACCCGTCTTTAAATCTTCGCCCCTATTTTTAGCAGATAATGCCCCTTGAGCAGACTTTGAGATGCCATCCTGCCAGTCATCGTACATTGTTGCTAAACCAGCCTTAGGACTGTCTTCATCTTCGGCAGCTTCAATTTCATCAGAAGGATCTAATTCTTCAGCCGCATCGTCGGAAATCTCTTCTTCCGCAACACCTTCTTCTTCCATTTCTGCTGCCGCATCAGCCATGGCTTGTTCAATAGCTTCAGGGTCTATATCTTCGTCTTCCTCAGCTAGATCATCGACGGCTTCGGGATCCTGGACAATCTGCTTTAATTCATCAGCCTCTACGCCTGCTTCGTCTGCAGCAGCCTCAATTTTTTCTTGAGCAGCATCGGGGTCTTGCTTGGCTAGTAGCGCTATTAAATCCTTAAAGTCGATTGATACTTTTTCAACAGCCTCAACTTCTTTTTCAGAAGCGCCTTCGCCTTCGCCTTCTTTACCACCTGCGCCACCAGCCATTGCTGTACCAGTAATATCGGTTGCACCAGCCGATGCTTCTTTAGTCTGACCAATCAATTGCTTTTGTAAGGTGTCGACTTTGATAGCCATTAATCCTTCAGCTGTTAGTTCTTCAAGCCCTTTTACAACTTGGTCTGGCTTTAATTTTACGGAAGACTTGCCCTTAAAAAGAGATTTAAAGAAACCCTTGACCTTTCCGAACATTCCTTCAGCTTCAGACTCAGCCTCTCGAGCGCCGGCACCCCAGGCTTTCGTGAACCACTCAGGTGTCTCGTATTCTGCTGTAACCTCACTCCAGTATTTGTCAGCGGAGGGATCATCTCCCATGAGTTCCTTGAGTGTCTTTTTCAGGTCTTCAGCAGAGGCTTTTTTAATTCCCTCGCCAGACATTTCTTGCATTTTCCTGATAACGGAAAGAACCTTAGCTGCTTCTTCCGCAATATCCTGAACTTGGCGACTGAATTCTGAGACTGCTTTTTGATCGCTTGGATCTTCAGGGACTTTTGCAGGGACCTTTAAGATTGGCTGGATTATATTCTTAACAAAACCCTTGGACTTAGACTGTGTGCCAATTAATGTTATGACCTTATCTATTTCCGTAAGAGTTTTGTTAAGCTCACCTGATTCTTTGTCTGAAAATTCCTCGAATAGAAGTCTCTTCAAATTATAGCCTTCTACAAGGACCTTACCATCGATGGCTGCTTCATGAAGTGACTGCAGCTTGAGTCGACTCACTAGATATGACGTTCTTTTGATTGACATAATACATAATCCCTAAAATCACTAAACTAAATATGCAGAAACTAGCGTTTAAATTAAGCCGAGAAGCTATAAACACTCGCCACGACTCGATAAGGATCACAGTTTGACGCAGGACGTCTATCTTCAGCGTAGCCTTTCCATTCAGACTGCACAGTTGCTGTTGGTATTCTTATAGATGTATTTCTAGATGCAATGCCATAAGAAAACTTATCGTAGCTGGACGTTTCATGCAATCCCGTCATTCTGCTTTCATTGTTTGATCCGTAACGTAGCATGTCGCTGATGTGACTATTCGATGCTTTTTCCATAATACTAATAAATAGTCCTTCCGTACCTTCATCGCGCATTTTTGTGGTAGAAAAATTTGTATGACATCCTGAACCATTCCACCCAGCGTAAGGCTTAGGTGCCCATTCAACACCTACATCTTGAGTTTCAGCCATTATTTGTAATAGGTATCTACTCATCCATAGGTCATCACAAGCTTGTAGCGCGTCCTTAGCAAATACCTGATATTCCCACTGTCCTGGACTTACCTCGGTATTATACCCAACAACCTTAATACCTACCTTGTTACATAACGCAGCATGTTCCCTAACAAGATGACGATGCTTTATAGGACCCCCAGATGAACAATAGTATCTGGTGTCATTGATCGGCAAGCCATCTTTTGGCCATAAGACGTTTTTTCCGGCCTTAGTTAGAAAGTACTCTTGCTCAAAGCCGACCCATAAACCTGTGTCACCAACTTCCTCTATCACGGTTCTTAAATTATACCTGTGATTTGTTTCATGAGGAGTCTTTTTGTCGTCAGGAATGCACACCTCACATAGTACCGTATAATGCGTTTCTGAAAGCTGATATACTCTTTTAGGGACTAACAATCTCTCAGAGTCAGAAGTGGTTGCCTGGCACGTCGACGAGCCATCAAAATTCCACTCTGATATCGGAAGGTCAAACTTCCCGTTCTCATCAAGAAAAACATCCTCTACGCGTGTTTTTGACCTTACAAGCGGAGACTCAAGTCCGTCAACCCAAACATAGTCTATATGAATAATCATTTATTTCTTTCCTTTATTCAAAGTCAATGTCTACCGATACCTTTATATGCAGCTTAGGTACCCTCAATTGATTTGCTAAATTATGCTTCTTGGTTTCATCCGCGTCTAGAAACCAGTCTGCATGCTTCTTTTTGTCGACTATCTTCATAAAGTGATCATCTTTTTTACCACAATTTCTAGCCATCATTGTATAGATCTTGGTATTTAATCTATCCGCTTCCTTAGCACCGGCCTTGAGTTCTTCTACCTTACCAAAGTCCATACTGGATACGTCATGAATCATGACTGTCGCATTGGGATCCATAAACCTTAGACCTTCTTCCCCAAATGAGAATAAGATTGCGCCGCAACTCATTGCCTTACCTTCTACTATAGTAGCAACAGGAAGCTCTGAGTGCTGTATTGCGCTTATCATAGCCATTAAGCTATAGACTTGCCCACCATAAGAATCTATAACAACTGGTATAACTTTTTGACCTGTATTATGCGCGGCAGCCATCTCTAGCGCGAACTTTTTAGCAGCGTCTTCGTCGAACTTATTTACCCTTATGATAACAGGCTGCTTTCTTAACTCTATTTCTTTGACCTTTGGGTCGATGTTACTTGTCCAATGCACTGTTTTTTCTCCTATAATCTTTTATCGCTGCTTTTATCGCATCTTCAGCAAGAACAGAACAATGTATCTTTACTGGCGGTAGCGAAAGCTCTTTAACTATATCTATGTTCTTGATTTGTTCTGCTTCATAAATCGTTTTTCCTTTTACCAACTCCGTGACTAGAGATGATGATGCTATGGCAGAGCCGCAGCCAAACGTTTTAAACTTCGCATCCTCTATTATACCGTGACTATTAATCTTTAGCTGTAATCTCATAACATCACCACAAGATGGTGCGCCAACAAGGCCAGTGCCAACGTTAGAGCTACTCTTATCGAGAACGCCAACATTTCTTGGATTGTCATAATGATCTATTACCTTATTAGAATATGCCATTAGTTATCCGCACTTTGATGAGCCGCATGTAAGACAAATTGCACACCCCTCTTGGTATACGACATTGGGATCTTCACAGCAATTATCAATTACGCCATTTCCAGCCTTAGTACCGTCTGCGATATATTTTTTAAGACACCTAGCTGTAACTTTTGCAAAGCTGAACAAATCGGCGTCTCTATCCTTTTGTAGCTGCTCTACCATATATTGTACTGGCACACCGTGGCGTAATGCCAGCGATATAGTCCTCGTGAAGGCAGAGTGATTAGGGTTGTCAAACACCTTGACGATATCTTTTATAACAAACTCATCGCCGCTTGACCCGATCGTTAAGTCGTACTTAGAATTAACAGATTTTCTAGACCTGCGACGAATCAAGCCTACGGTATACTTTCTGGGGATTTCAACATACTCAGAAAGACCGCCGATAATCTCATATGGCTTTCCATTCATAAGCCCGACAAGTATTGTCCAGGCCTCTCCTTGTATTTTAGCTTGGTGAATATCACACTCAAGCTCTTCCGGTCTCTTAGGGGCAGACCTATATGAAACATCGTTACTTTCTCTAGGGTCTTCTTCGCTCTTGTTGTCTGAAGCTACAAGTACACCGGATCTGCTACCATCTCTATAGACTGTAACACCCTTACATCCGGTTTCCCAACCCCGCATATACACATTCTTGACTGTGTCTACGGTTACATCCGATGGCAAATTTGTCGTATTTGAGATTGCATGGCACACCCATTTTTGTGCGGCAGCTTGTAGATCAACTTTTGATACCCAATTAATCTCATTTGCAGTTGCGCCGGCGTATGGGCTCATTTGTACCAGACCATCATTATCTATCGTGGCATCCTCACTGATAGTATCACCAATTACCGTGTTCATCCACTTTTTAAATCCGTGATGATATACCGTGTATTCTTGCCACTTATCTCCAGAATCATCTATAAAATCAATTCTTGCAGTCTGATCTTGACCTGTCAATTTCTTTCTGCGCGTGTAATGAAGCATAAATGCCGGCTCAATACCGCTTGTTGTTTGTGTCAGAACAGATACTGAACCAGCTGGAGCTGTTGTCGTAATCGCTATATTTCTTCTACCATACTTTTTAGACAGCTCTTTTATTTCTGGATCTGCATCGAATATGCGCTGAATAAACTTGTGATTTTTTTCCTTACTAAAATCGTATACACCAAAAGGACCTCTTTCTTTTGCCAGTAAACAGGACGATCGATACGCGGATATAGATAAAGTCTTGTATATTTTTTCTACCATACTAATTGACTTTTTGGATCCGTACTGAATGCCAGACATTGCTAGCGCGTCACCTAATCCGGTAATACCTAGACCTGTGCGGCGACCTTTGAGGGCAACTTCTCTTACGTTAGTCCACAAATCTTTTTCTATTCTCTTAGCAGAACTAGACTCTGGATCTTGCTCTATTTTAGAAAGAATTTTATCTACCTGCTCAACCTCAAGGTCAATCATGTTATCCATAAGGCGTTGGGCCTTCGATACAATATCTGACATCTTTTCATAATCAAAGCTGGCTTTTTCTGTAAACCCTTCTTTGACGAAGCTCGTTAAGTTTAGAAGCATTAAGCGACAGCTGTCGTACGGAGATAATATGATTTCCCCACAAGGGTTTGTTGATACAGATCCAAAACCGTCATCAGCATAAGCATCAGACGGAGTCATATCTAACGCGGTGTCCCAAAATAGTACACCAGGTTCTGCAGAACTATGGGCTCCTTCTATGATTTGATGCCATATTTCTGACGCATTATCCATAGCACTAATTTTTGGATTTTTTGAAGTTACAGGCCACCTTAGTTCAACCTGCTTATCTTCTTTAACTGCGTTCATAAACTCGTCAGTTACACGAACAGAAATATTTGCCCCAGTTACTCTTGACAAGTCCTTTTTAATTTTAACGAAGTCTCTTATCTGCGGGTGATGAACTGATATTGTTAACATCAGTGCACCGCGGCGACCACCTTGCGCAACCTCACGACAAGAATTTGAAAAGCGGTCCATGAATACTTCTATACCGTCTGTCGTACGAGCAGCGTTAGCAGTTGTTAGTCCTCTAGGCCTTATGGTGCTAAGATCAAATCCCACACCGCCGCGGCGTTTGGCAATTTGAACCAGCTCTTGATCAGATTTTAGAATTCCGCCGTAGCTGTCTTCTGGCGCTGGAATCACAAAGCAATTGGACAATGACTGTATTCTTGACCCATTACCAATACCTGACATTGGCGACCCTTGAGGCACTACATACTTAAAGTCCTTTAGAAGTTTGTATATCTCGTCACTAGACATAGGGTTAGGATATTTGCTTTCAATTCTTGAAAGCTCTCCAGCTATTCTTTTATGCATATCATCAGGACTTTTTTCTAAAAAAAGACCATCCTTATTCGTAAGAAGATATTTTGTTACGATAACATTGGCAGCAAGTTCATCGCCACCGAAATATTCTAAGCATTCATCGTATGCCTGCTGATACGTAAAAGTTTCGCTCATGTTGCTTTTCCTCATTCACCTATACTCTATTAATTTCTTTCCACTTCTTCTTAATTAGCTCTTTAACTTCCTTCTTTTCATCACGCTGAGCCTCTGCAAGTGATGACGCTTCGCCTTCTACCACCTTAATACTAGAACACGCTGTATCAATGTGTATAGGAAAAAGAATTCCGTCCTTGCCAGCTCTATTTTTTGCGATAAAAAGCCTACCTGAACCTGTCGCTTTTTCAGCAGGTTTTCTAGAGATAGATATCACAAGATCAGCGACCATGGCCTTACCGTAAGCTTCAGACATATTCTCTAGACCAACAATGTCAGAATTTGCAGAATCTCTGTTTGCCTGGCTGGCGGTCCATATAGGGATACGCATTTCCATAGCAAGATTTCTTAGCTCTTCATAAATTAGCTTTAGCTCATGTCGTAATGAGTCATATTGTCTTGTTGACCTCATGATATCAGCGTAATCGATCAAAATAACAGACGGCTTAAAATTTCTGAGCGTTAATTTTTCTATATGGTTTCGTATCGTGGTAACAGAAGCTGCGCCGGTTGGGTATTCTTTGATTATTAATCTACCTAAGTCGCTATTATTCTTTTCGTAAAAGTCTTCAACCTTCTTCTTATTATCTCTAACATCCGATGACGGTATGTTACAAAGGTTAGAGTCGTATCTAATTCCAACAGCTGATTCTGTTAATTCAAAAGTATAGTGTAGCACATTCTTGCCATGTCTCATTGCGTTCGCGCCCATTTGAACTAAATAGTGAGACTTTCCTACGCCTGTATTCGCTGTTACAACACCAATTTCACCTCTGCCAAGGCCGCCGGCCAGAATGTCTTTATGGTCAAGCTCTGGTATACCTGTTGGGCATACACGTCTGTCTATTTTTTGAAAACGAGCCTCAATATCTTCAAAGAAATCATGACCAACAGTATTTGGCATACCAATCGATATCGCTTCTTTCATTAACCCAATGACTGATTCAAAATTGCCGCCGCCTATTAGTTCAACAGATTGCTCCAGCGCTTCTTTGAACGCCTGCCTCTTGCAAAAGTCTAGAGACCTTTCTTTTACATAAGCAATATCACCAGGATTCGGATTTTCCCTCATCCTTATCAAGTATGAAACGATTTGATCTCTTAGTATTATATCACCGTCTTCACTTAGCGATTCTTTAATAATACTAATCAACAAAGACTGAGTTGGAAAACAACGATATTGATTAAAGTATGCGAAATATTTGTCACAAAGATATTCTAGATATCTTAACTCAAAAAAATCTGGCCTCATAACCTCGACCATCTGTGCAGACCACTTTAGATCTGTTAATAAACCTTGAAAAATCTTTTCTTGAAACGGTTTATTATACTGGGAAAATTGCCCAGAAGGCAAATCACCTAAAATTGCTGTCTTAGTTGTTGCAGATGGGGCCATTTCTACTTCTCTCCTCTATTTAGCGTCTTTAAAATCATAAAAAGCTTATCGTAGTCAACATTATCAATTTGAAGCCTCATAAGACTTTTAATAAATTCAAGCTTATTTCTTTTCGGAACAAATTCTGATATCACACCGTCTACCTTCATTGCTTGAGATGCAGAAATATTTCTGGATCCTAAATACATTAATTTCCAGTTCTTTTTGACTACTTTTTCATACTCAATGATACTATCATATAGTTTTAACTTACGTTGTTCTCGAAGTTTTCTACATTCAGTAACTATGTCATCAATAGTGATATTGCTCTTTATAGAAAAAGCTGGAAACCTCTTTGATAAACTTTTAAATCCTGCTCCAGGGGCACCTTTTAGCCCGTCAGAAGCATCACCAACAAAGCACCTAGCAAGACAAAAATTTTGCGGATGAATACCAAATTTTTCGATAACAGAGTTTTCATCCCATTGTTTTTTACTACCTGGTGACCATACAAGTACTCTGTCATTGATTAGCTGATAGAAGTCTTTGTCTGTCGACACTATTACACATTTATTAGACATAAATGTATAATTCGTTAAATATGCTATGACATCATCTGCTTCACAGTCAGAGACATATACTTGCTTTATCCCTGCTTTTCTTAGCAAGGACACAAGCTGCGCTACTTGAGAATTTCTGTTCTCCACAGTGTTGGGTATATCTTCATAAAAGCGGTTTAGCTTTACTGGCTTTCTTCCACCTTTGTAGGAGCTATCAATCGCCCTTCTGCGAGGTGATCCGCCGCCTTCCCATACAACTATTAGATCAGATGGTTGATACCTCTCACAAAGCAGCTGTAGACCTTTTATAAAACCTACGATCCCACCAACATGTTCACCATTTGCGTCTAAAGAAGGGTTGGCAGCCCAGTGTCTATAGAAAACATTAAGACCATCAACAATAAGCGTTGGTCTTGTGTTAGACATCTAAATCTTCTATTCCTTCAAGGTTTAAATCTAGTGATATAGCTCTTACTTCTTCGTACGACTCAGTATCAACAACCGCTTCGTCATTATCGCTTAACTTTCTTAACATGCAGTCTTCCAGCACTGCTTCGACATATTTGTTATACTGAGGATCTTTCCAAACCTCTCCAAAATCCGCTTTATAAAACTTTTTCTCTATTAAAACTTCACCAGTTTTTGAGTCTGTCACTATAAGATTTTTCCATGATGACGTCCCGCTTATACAGATAACTTTACCAGCAACAGTGACCTCACCATGCTTTCTTAACTCGTCAAAAACTTGCTCATGCTCTACGATACCTTTTCCGAAATGAATTTCAAAGTTACATTCCCGAAATGGTGGAGCGACCTTGTTTTTAATAGTTTTTGCACGAACATGAATCCCGATAACTTCTTTAGCTTTGTTTGTTATTTGCTGGCCGGCGCCGAGCTTAATCCGCACTGAGGAATGAAAGGGTATAGCTTTACCTCCGGGTGTGGTGGTAGGATCCCCATACATAACGCCAATCTTAGTTCGCGTTTGATTCAAGCATATAAGCAAAACATTCTGGTTGGCTATAACTCCGGTAATTTTTCTCATTCCTTTTGAAATTGCTCTAGCCTGTAGACCAATAGAGTTTTGATCGTAGTCGCCTGTTAGCTCAGCCTTAGGACTAGTTGCAGCTACGGAGTCCCAGATTATCGTAACCGGGACATCTTTATCCATAGCTTTTGCTTTTAGTATTGTGGATTCAGCAATGGCTAAAACCTCTTCTGTACAATGCGTATCGACATAAACAAACCTCTTGCTAATATCTACACCAAGTAATGAAAGGTTTTCTACGCTCGTTGCATTCTCTGTATCAATATATACAACAATTCCCCCAGCTGCCTGTGTTGATCTTGCAATCTGGATAGCAATATGAGACTTTCCTATTGAAGGTGGGCCAAATATTTCTACTATGCGACCTTCTGGTAATCCGCCATTCGGTCGATTAGCTATGATATAGTCTAGCTGCTTTGACCCTGTACTAATCCACCTATTTACATGAGTTGGAGACTCGTCTGTCGACAGATTGTAGGCTACTCGAGAGCCATGCTCTTTGTTTAAAGACTTTATTAAGTCAGAGGTAAATTCATCATTAACGATATTTTTTTTCTTTGCCATTATAACTCCATTAGATCATAGACAACTATAAGGAAAAACAGTCATGTGTTCAAAAAAAAGGGAGGGTTAACCCCTCCCTTTTTAAAAATAAGCGTAATCCTAGAAGTCGTCTTCTAGATCCGCGAAGGCATCATCGAGACTCTTGAACTTTGTGTCAACACTATCAGATGATTTTGTGGTAGCAGAAGATTTGCTTGTACTAGATGTGGTGGTATTACGAGATGTACCAAAACTATTTTGGACCTGTTCGTCGTCACCATTTAGCCAATCATTTACGACCTTAGTCAATACGTCGTATGACTTTTCTTCATACATATCTTCAAGTACAGGAATATTGTCGATCCACTCCTTGGCTCGCTTGTTATCTTCGCATAGCGTAGATTGCTTACCGCGAGGGCGGACTTCAGTCGTTGCCCATTGACGACCCGGAGCCTTTGTACACACGACCTTGATATCGCGGCCGTCCATCGCATCGGTGATATCACCATAGTCTTCATCCAGCATAATATTCAATAAAGACTGATACACTGTCTTACCAAAAGACCAAATACGTACCCCTTTTTCTTCCTCACCGCGTACTACAACAGGAGCGTAATATCGAGCCTTCGGATAGAGCTTCTTCGCCAGTTCGTATGATTCCTTTGTACCTTCATCGCGCAGCTTAGTAATAAGCTCTTGAATAGGATCCGGCTTACCAAACTGATATGGTGCCAGTAGTCCGGGGTTGCTACCGATGTTATAGTAGAACCATCGTTCCGAAAACGGTAGACCGTCTTCATTTCCCGTAAATGCGATAAGTCGAACTACAGACTCTTCACCTTCTTGGGGACGCCACATCGTGTTACGTCGAGAATTTGTGCCAGAAAGCTGGCCTAGCTTCTTTCGAAGCGCATCAAAATCAATTGCCATGTTAACCTCCAATGTTTAATGT